GATGCCAGTGGTGGGACTTTTACCATAACCTGATATGGCTGATACTAAGATCAGTGCCCTTGGCGACGTCGGTGCGTTGGCCGGCGGGGACAAGTTTGCCGTCGCGGACGCAAGTGACCTTACTGTGTCTAAAAGCACCACTGCGGACGCGATTGTGACTTACGCGGGGGTGACGCTGGCACCCAAGGCCAATCCGTCCTTCACCGGCACGCCAGTCTTTGCCAGTGGTATTCCTGCGACTGAGATTCCGAACGGTATTACGACGACCAACACTGCAGAGCAATCCCAGACCGTCGTCTCGACTACGGTTTATTATATCACTGATTCCGCTCTCACGATGCCGGCGAGTGCTAAGGCCGGGATGCAGGTCGGCACGCTCATGATCTGGGACGTGTACATGACCAAGACGGCAGGGACAGGCACAGGCATCTTTCGTATCGGCATCTATCGTGGAACTAATGGTTCGACGGCTGATACGCAAGATGTCCTTCAAACCATCGGTACCTCAACGGCAGTAGTAGATGCACTGCACCTGCGCGTGACGTTGCGGGTTAATACAACAGGCGCGACCGGCGGCTATTTCTGGACTATGATCCCTGAGCCGCGGCTCGCCGGCGCCACGGGCTTCGGTATTGCTGTTGGTACGACTGGGCTCTTCTCCGGCACAATCGCTTCCGTAGCAATGAACACGGCCTCGCTCAAGTTCGGTCTCGCCTTCACCTCAACGACGGCGACTCCGACTATTCGCATAGTCTCGGTTATTGGCCAAGTCCACCACATGGATTGAGCATGGCGACGAAATATCTTCTGGAGAGCGGGACCTTTGGCTACTTGGATGAAAGTGGCTCGGGAGTCCTGATTCTTCAGAACAGTCCAACAGACTATGTGCTGACTTGCGCAGTCGGGGCGTATGCGCAGACGGGGGTTGCAGCGACTCTGACCTACGCAGCGCCGCCGGCTGTGCGTACGCTTGCGTGCGCAGTAGGTGCCTATGCGCAAGCCGGCGGGACAGCCACACTTACCTACGTTGCAATGCCGGCTGTGCGTACGCTGGCTTGCGCCGTCGGCGCATATACCTATACTACGGGTTCGGCGACCCTTGTCTATGTGCCGGCGCCGGCGGTTCGGACTCTAGCGTGTGCCGTTGGCGCTTATGTCTATGCGAGTCAGAGTGCTACTCTCACCTGGACCCCGGGGCCGGCGGTCCGCACGTTGGTCTGTGATGTTGGCGCTTACAGCTACCAGGGCCGCGATGCTACCCTAGCATACAGCAGTGGGAAAGTTAACAATACTCTTGCTTGTGCAGTTGGCATTTATGCCTACGCTGGCCCGGCGGCAACTCTTACCTATGCTCCCGGCATTGGCACTGGGGTTGTCTACTTGCTGGCCTGCGCGGCTGGCAGCTATGACTACCAGGGGCCGGCGGCCCAGCTCATTCAGACTCTCGGGGGACCGCCCGTCTTTAGTGGCTCTGGTGCCGGCGGCGGCACATCCTCGTGGGAGCGCAACGCCAGCTGGAAAGACTACACCCGTGAGCAGCAGCGTCGCTACACAGAGCTCTACGAGAAACGTCTCGAGTACGAGCTGAGTCTTGAGCAAGCGCGCGCAGCGCTGAGTGGACAAACACTTGCGCAAGCTACCGCGCCTGCTCGCGCACTTGTGCATGAGCTAACTCTCAAGCTGACTGAACTGAAACAACAGCTGGCCCAGCTTGAAGTTGAACTCGAGGATGAACACTTTATGATGGCACTGGCAACACTATGAGAGCACTTACGGAGATGGAATTCCTGGAGTGGCGCGGCCACCCAGCAACACAGGCGGTGATGGAAATTCTCGAGCGCAAGCGCGAAGAGATGAGGCGGGGCTGGGAGGGCGGAAGCTACACAGACTATGACGCGCAAGCAATGGCGCTGATCAATGTCGGAAATATCGGAACGTGTAAGGCTTACGCCTATGTGCAGGAGTTGGATTACGAGACTTACTTAACGGAGCTAGATGATGATCAGCGAGAACAAATCGGGGCTAGCGCCCCTGGGCGTAGCAGTGTTGATTGAACCGTATGAGCCAGAGCGGCACGGGGCACTGATTGAACTGCCAGATGCAGTGCAGGGTCGAATGAGCATGGTGGATAATCGAGCTCGCGTGGTTGAGGTTGGGCCGAGTGCCTGGCACGACGAGCCGGCGCCGCGGGCTCGGGCTGGGGATAAGGTCCTAGTGACCAAGTTCGCCGGCTTCATGGCCAAAGGTCCGGCGGATGGGAAGGTATATAGATTGGTGAATGATCGCGATATCTTCTGCGCGATCACGCATGAGGAGAACGGAAATGTCTGAGCAAGAAACCCCTGTGGCAGTCGAGTCTAGCCAGTCGCCCGAGGTGCAAGCCAAGGCGGAGGAGCTAGGATGGATTCCACCTAGCCGCTTCCACGGCGACCCGGAGCGCTTCGTTGATGCTGACGTGTACATCAAGCGTGGGGAGGAAGTGCTTCCCATCGTGCGTGAGCACAATCGACGGCTGCAGACGGAGCTGGGTGCGCTTAAGAGCGAGTCGGCGGCTACGCGTGCGGCACTGAAGGCCGCCCAGGATGCCATTGCTGGCCTCGAGGAGCAGCACACGGTTGCCACGCAGAAGGCTGTGGAAGAGGCTCGGCGGCAGGTGAAGGCGCAGCTATCCGCAGCCAGCGAAGCCGGCGACCACGATGGCGTGGCGGAGCTGACGGATCAACTGACCAAGATGAATGGAGCGGAGGCGCCACGCGTAGCGGCTCCAGCGACGCCGGTGCCTGAGTTCGTGCCGCCGCCGGATCTGGTGGAATGGAACAAAGAAAACCCGTGGTTCGGAACGAACAAGCGCAAGACAGCCCTGGCTCTCGGTATCGCGCAGGAGCTTCGAGATGCCGGCGACACTACGCAGGGACGTATGTTCTTCGATAAGGTCGGAGCAGAGTTGGATAAGGAACTTGGCGTCCAGCCGCCGCGTGGCGATAAGGTTGAGGGGGCGCGTGGCAGCGGCGAGGGCTCCTCGAATGCCGGCGGCAAGAAGAGCTTCGCGGCCCTTCCCGCTGACGCCCGTGCTGCTTGCGATGCGGATGCCCGCCGCTTTGTCGGGGAGGGGAAACGCTACAAAACCCAGGCGGAATGGCGCAGCCGTTACGCAGAACTTTATTTCGGAGAATAATGATGGAAACTATCAAAGCACCAGCTACGGCGGCGGCCAAGCAAGAACGCAAACGCATCCCGATGTCCACGCCAGTGCAAAAGCTGGCCACACCGGAGATTCCTGGCTACCACCTCCACTGGTTCCGCAGCGAGCCCGGGCGGCTCGAGCGGGCCCTGGACGGCGGCTATGAGTTCGTAGACGCACGAGAGATGAAGTTAAACAACGTATCGCTGGGTACTGACTCGGCTGTTTCCGGAAACACAGATATGGGGTCGAGGGTTAGTGTAGTGTCAGGGGGTGAGCTAGGCAAGGATGGTCAGCCAGGGCGTTTGATCCTGATGAAGATCAAGCAAGAATGGTACGACGAGGATCAGGCGCTGCTAGAGGCTAGAAACACCCAAGTGCGCGACACGCTCCTGGGCGGTATGATTGGGGCAGAGAAAGATCGCGCAGGCGATTCCCAGCACCGCTATGTAGATGCGTCGCGGACACAGATCCCGGAATTTTTCCGAACCAAGCGCAAGAGCGCTTAATCAACTTTTGGAGATTGTGAAATGGCGAATCCAAATCGTCCGAGCGGGTTTACTCCAGTAGGGTACATCAATGGTTCCCCCTGGAACGGCAAGGCTCGGCTCTATGCGGTAGCGGCGGCTTACAGTGGCGCTGCTTTGTACATTGGTGATCCAGTGATTAGTGCCGGCGGCGCGACTGCCAGCGGTGTCCCGACAATTGCGCTGGCGGCTATTACTAACGGCGTCCGCGGCGTGATCGTAGGGATGGGAGTTGCGGAAGGGCTGATGGCCAATCCGAAGAACCTCGACATCACCTATCGGCCGGCGGCAACCCAGTCCACTGACTGGTACGTCATGGTTGCAGATGATCCGAACATCATCTTCGAGGTCCAGGAGCACAGCAACGGGACAGCCCTTGCGGCAACTGAGATCGGCATGAACACCGATTCGTGGCTGGGTACCGGCAATGGCTACGTCTCTGGCTGGCAACTCGGCAGTGCCTCCGACCAGACTCCCGTGGTTACGGCGACGCTCCAGTGCAAGCTTCTCGGCCTGGCTCGCAAGCCCAACAACACCTGGGGTGCCTACGCCAAGCATCTGATTCAATTCAACGTCCACGAGCTGTCCCACGGGACTGGTTCGCTTGGCATCTCTTAAGGAGACTAGATAATGGCTGGCGGCGTAATCAACACAGGCTCGCACCCAAAACTGCTGTGGCCCGGCGTCTACACGACCTGGGGTCAAGTCTACGACACTCACGAAAAGGAGTACACGGATCTTTACGACATCAAGACCTCCGATAAGGCGTATGAGCAGACCTTGCAGGTCACGCCTTTCGGCATGGCTCCGGTCAAGGCACAAGGTGCGCCGGTGACGTATGATGGGGAACTGCAAGGTGTGGTCACTACCTTCACACACCTTGCATATGCCCTGGGCTACATTGTCACGTTCGAGGAACTGAGGGATAATCAGTACAAGGAAGTGGCGACCCGGCGTGCAGAGGCCAATGCGTTCTCGATGCAACAGACGATTGAGAACGTGGCGGCCTTCCCGTACAATAACGCCTTCGCAACGACGTACTTTGCAACGGGGGACGCGGCCGCGCTGTGTTCCGCCTCGCACGTCAATGCGACTGGCGGTACGTTCAGCAACGTCATGGCGACGCCGGCGGACTTGAGTGAGGCCTCGCTGGAGGATATGTGCGTCCAGATCATGGGCGCGACGAACGACACGGGTCTGCTGATCAACATCATGCCCCAGTCGTTGCATATTGCTCGCCAAGAGTGGTTCAATGCTAACCGCATCATGGGGTCGGTGCTGCAGTCGGATTCTGCCAACAACAACATTAATGTGCTGAAAGCAGTCAATGCGTTCCCCGGCGGGATCAAGATGAACCACTACTTCACCGCGGCGCACGCGTGGTTCGTCAGAACCAATGCGCCGAACGGGATGACGTTCTTCTGGCGGGACGAGCCGATGTTTGAT